ATAGGTAACGCTCCAGGCGGTCAAAGTGGCATTGCTAATCAACTACAAATCGAGCAAGGTAACATTGGCGCGGTCAAATGGTTTGGCGCACAAGAGGTCGCTATATGCCAAACAGGAAAAGTATTAATCAATGCTATCCCAAGAGTTTATGACTCCACAAGGCAGGTGAGAATATTAGCTGAGGATGGCACAAATAAACAGGTTACTATTAACGACACCGTTCTAGATAACGAAACAGGCGAAATAGTAGAGCTTAACAACCTAACCATTGGGCAATATGATGTTGTATGCGAAGTAGGTGACGCTTTCAAGTCAACACAAAAAGAAACAGTATCAGCATTCTTAGACTTGGCAGCAGTTGATCCAAGTATCTTACAAACCGGTAAAGACATCCTGCTTAAAAACATGAGTCAGCCTGGTATGGATTTAATGGCCGAACGTGCAAGAGCGCAGCTTATTCATCAGAACCAAATACCATTTGAGCAGATGACAGATGAAGAAAAGCAAGCAGTGCAACAAGCGGCCCAACAACCTCAAGAGCCGCCAGCGGATATGGTTTTCGCATTAGCTGAACAGAAGAAAGCTGATAACGAAGAACAAGCCAATCAATTCAAAGCGCAATTATCTATAGCCGAGATTAACCTAAAGACTGAGCAGTTAGCATTTGATAGAGCTAAGTTTGAAGCAGAGGCAAGCGGTAAGTTTGGCGTTGAGGGTGCTAAGTTAGACCAGAATCAACAGAAGATTGACTTGCAAGCTCAGAAGCAGCAGCAAGACGCTATATTGGCAACGATGAAGCAACAGCAGCAAGAAATCAATGACGCTATAAATAACTTAAAGGTAATTCGTGAAGCTATGGGGGTAGATACAATAGTTGGCCCACATAACCAAAAGGCTTACATAGACCAAGCTATTATCGTTGATGATATACAGGAAGAAACGACAGAAGGTGATACCTCTTAATTGGGGTTATCTTCGGTATAACTATCAGTTAATTGCAGTAGAGCAACAAAGTCATCTTGAGTTAGTTCAATATTAAACAAAATCTTAAACGCCCTTATTAGTTTTTTACTGTCAAGAACCGAAAGACCAAAGTGTTTGGTGATCTTCATTGCATCATCTTTGTCAATTAAGATTGTGCAGTCAAACTCTATAACGTGCTTATTATCACTAAACTTTTCATTAGTAAATTTTATTTCATAATCATCCATCTTCAAAAAACTCCATCAGTTTACTTTCATCGGCACCAGCATCAACAGCAGCTTTAACTATCATTTGTAGCAACATGTGAGCATCGTCATATAATACAAAGTATGATTGACGGAACCTATCAGGGTCTTTGTTTATTTGTTTACGTGTGTATTTAATCATTATTATTTTCCTTTACTGGTAGTAATATCTTCTCTATTATTCTTGTAGGTTTTATGTCATAGGATGCATAACTACCGCTTACACAATCGTACCATTCGCCATCTAATAAACTTAGCACAGTGACATCGCCATCATCCTCGACTATATAAAATCCATCGCCGGTAGTCTTTATGTTAATCACAAGTTATTATCCTTTATATATTAACGTTGATTGATAGCCTTCAATATCGCTAGGTACAGAATCAACCATAACCTTTGACTCGCCTCCCATACCCCGAGTGTATTTTAATATACCTTTATCAGTATCGTAATACTCGACAACCTGAAAGCCAATAGCACCAAAGCCAGAGATAAATCTTTTTAGTAATTTACCGTCAATCATCTTTCCTCCAACCCCTTTTTGTCTATAATTTCCACAGCATAAGGTGACTCACTACCACAGTTAAACGCCATCTTAAATGATATTAGTTCCCCATTTATTTCAATGGTCGCAGTCTCTACTATGCAATCATCACTATTTAGCTTACGGACCTCCGCTCCAGAATGGGCTTTATCGTAAACATCCTTTAAAACAGCTACAGAAATCACAAGCTTATCTAGATAGCTCTGCGCGTGAAGCCGTGAAGAATCGTTGTTTATCCGTGTTTTTTCTAGAGCTTTAAATATGTTAAACATTATTCACATTCCTTTATCAATTCCCACAACTCACAATCAAGCGCATCACTTATCCTTTCAAGTAAACCAAATGACGGCACGCGCTCGTTATTACACAAGCTACTCATGTAAGGTCTTGTTACCTCAACCTCTTTAGCTAACCTTGTCTGGCTAACTTGTCTCTTTGCTAACATAACTCTTATACCTTGACCTAGGTTCATTGTAACCCCTTAGATTAACTTTGGTTAAAAATACGGCGTATTAAGTCAGATGTTATACCACATGCAACGACTAATAACAATTCTGTAAAACCTTTATAATAACAACACAGGTCAACATCTAACCTTTGATAGATGCTCCGGCTATTCAAGCCAAATGCCTTTAAGGTCTATAACATGAGTGAAACTCCGCAAAGTGATGCGGTTGAATCGGAAATTACCGAGCAACCAGTTACAACAAATGATTCTGTCGTAGAGTCGGATACTACGAGCCAAGTTCAAGCTGAATCAAACGAACAAGTTGATGAAGTTCAGTTAGCTAAAGATAAAGCTAATGATGCTTTTAATAAGCAATATGGCGAGAAGATGCAAGCCAAGCGAGAGAGAGATGATGCTCTAGCGAAGGTTGCAGGTTTCGAAAAGACTGATCGTGAACGTCAAGCGGCAGCAGTAGGCACATTGCCTGAGCTATTAGACCCGCTAGATGATGGTTACGAAGAAAGCGTAGTAAATTGGAAGAAAGCAGTACAAACCCAAGCTAACTATAACGCTGACAACAGTGCTTATATTAAACAGCAGAATTTCAATCAACAACAAGTAGCGCAAGCAGCACAAATTGAAACGCAAAAATTAGTAAATGGTTTTATGGGTAATGCTAGGAAAGCCGGAGCGTCTGACACTGAGATAAGTACAGTGATAGCCACTTTAAACAACGATGGTATGACTAGTAATTTGGGTGATGCGATTATGGCTGATCCAGACGGTTATTTTATAGCTAAACATTTAGCGGCTAACCCAATGGAGCACCACGAATTAAACACTATGAACCCTATACTGGCAGGAGCTAAATTTGCTGAAATCAAGGCTAAAGCTAGCGCATTAAAACCGAAAACAAGTAATACACCAGCACCAGCAGATACATTAAGCGGTAACGGTGTAGACCCCGATGGTAAAAAGCATCCAGCTTTACAGGGGGTGATTTACGACTAACATAGGAGCCACTCATGGCTAATACTTTTGAAAGCAACTTTACACGAAAATTAATGGACAAGGTTCTTGTCCCGTTTGAATCAGCGCGTGTTCTATCTAAGAACATTAATACACAAATGTTTCAAGGTAGCTTTAATGTAAACAGCGGCGAGAACGTAGACGTTAAACGTCCTACTGACTGGTTGGTAAGCGAGACAGCGCAAGGTGATTTAACATCCGAAACTGAAAGCGTTTATCAAACAGGTAAGGCAACCGCTACAGTTCAGCCTCAACTAACCGTTTTTGCAACAGTTGCAGAATTTGATGAAGCATTGAAAGATGGTGGCGATCCACGGTTCTTTAGTGATATGGCTCAACGTCTAGTAACTAAGATGGAACTTAAAACAGCCGAATTCATGATGAAAAACTCAGCCCTTCTTGCCGGTACTGTTGGTACTGCTATTGGTGCCGGTGGTGATGCATGGGATGACGTAGCGGAGGCCGGTGCAATTATGGCTGCTTCTGGAGTTCCACGCGATGGTAACTGGAAGTATGTCGTTAATCCATTCACACAAAAGTCTTTAGCTGGCGATCAGCGTAGTCTAGGTGGTGAAACTGGTTCGATGGATGCCAACATGAATGCAACAATTAGCGATAATTTTGCAGGTATGAAGGTAATGACAGCTACAACATTGGCTAGTTATCTTACTGGTGTAGGTGCAGATAGAGCAGGTACAGTTGTTGGTACTCCTGTCGCTACTTATCTAGCAGCTAAAGATACTATGACTCAGGTTATCGGTGTTACGGCGTTTCAAGCTAACTTGCTTGTTGCTGCCGGTGAGACTATTACTATCATCGCCGCGTCTGGTTCTGTAAGCCGCCTTAACCTAGCCACTAGAGAGCCGATGATTAATGATGTTGCTAATCAAGTTGTGTTTACCGGTACTGTTACAGCAAGTGTTCAGCTTGGTGCTTCTGGCGAAGGTAATATAACAATTACTGGACCAGCATTGTTTGAATCAGACGGTCAATACAACACCGTTACACAAGCTATTGCAGCGAGTGATGTTATTACTTTGGGTGGCGCAGCAGTAACTCGTATTCAACCTAACTTGTTCTTTCACCGTGATGCTTTTGTGCTGGCTGGTGTTCCAATGGATAAGCTTGACTCTACTGATACACGCGCAACGACTAAAGACGGTATCCAGTTACGCGTAAGTATGGGCTCAGACTTTACCAAGAACGAAAACAAGGTGCGTATTGATTTACGTTATGCACTAGGGGCAATGAATCCTTTCCTTGCCGGTCAAGGTTTTGGTAATCCTTAGATAGTAACTTCATCATAGTCATTCATTGAGTGGCTATTATTAAGGTTATTAACGAGGTGAAACATGAACTGGACAAGACAAAGCGGTAGCACTATTGAGCTAAAAGACACTCCGAATATGGAGAAGTTTGCAAAGTCTCAAGGGTGGATTAAGCAGAAAGCCAAGAAAGCACCAAAGAAAGCTAAAAAGGCCGAATAATGGAAACGGGCCAAAGCGTAGTTAATGACATACTCCAAGAAATACTTGTTCAAGGTTCTGAACAGGCTATTCAAGCGGTAGACGCACAAACAGCCATTCGTTATATGAATCGCTTCATGAATGCTTTGGCGGCTAAAGGTGTCAACCTGGGCTATACAAACATCATATCATTGGCTGATCCAATTACTATTCCTGATGGCGCTATCGAGGGCTTGATAAGTAATACAGCAGTAAGACTCCTTGCTACTTATGATATTCAACCAAATCAATTTCTAGTCGTTAACGCTCGCGAAGGTTTAGCGGCTATGCGCCAACTAGGCGTGACAATAGGGGCGTCAAGCTTTCCTGGCACATTACCTATTGGCAGCGGTAACGAGGATGATTCTGGATTCAATAGAGATCACTTCTATCGTGACGAACAAGATTCAATTCTCTGCCGTTATGTCATTAGTGGCAAGGACGTTTGAAACTTGTAATTTTATGTAATCGTTCTTATTTAAAATAATATTGTCACTTAGAACAAAGTAAGCGATGTTTCGACCACCTAATAAGCTGTTGATAACTCGCCTTACAGTCTTTCCATCTTCAAAGCTTGTCGTTGCATCTCTAAATATAACTATTTTTAAATCAACCTCATCGTTGGCGGCACACTCTAAAACTAATTGACCTGTTACAGTATATTCTTGTGGGGAATCCCCTATATGCCTTAATTGACCATTTGCTGGGTTATCAAAATGCTGTAAATCTGCAACTGTGACCGTTCCAGCCATATCAACAAATACACCAAGAGTTGATATTGTTGTTGTGATTTCTGTTGTGATATTGGCTTCACCACCTACAAACGTATTAGGCATGCCGTTATTTGACATCCATTCACAAACTAAATTGGCCGCCGTGATGTTTGGCGTTATGTTTGAATCTGATGCGTCAAATACACCCGCCCTAGTAACTAGACAGCCATCGAATTGCAATGTTGATGCGTTAACAAAATTACTTTCTGCAAAGTCTACAAATGAGGCACTTGCAGGTAAATCTATATTCTGGTTGCTTCTAAATCTCGATGCCATTGTAAATCCAGCACCAGCCTTAAACAGACTGTAAGAGCCATCATCTAAGCTTCTAACTATGGATGTGTCTATAAAGTAACCGCCAACCCATGTACCAGCTAATGTTAGCTCTGGCTTGCCACCGAAACGACCTGTACCAACTTCAAGGCCTTGTCTGTAACCGCTTATGGTTCCTAGTGATGTACAGT